TGAGTTGAAACAAGAAAACCCACTGAGGATGTAGTGGGCGCACAGATCTTTTCTTTGATGAAATATTAATACTGTTATTTTCATTCCAAGTAAACCCCTTAAGTTCTTCCGGAGTTTTACCGAAGGTAGCCACCATGGCTAGTAACCAGCCGACTTCTTCAAGTCCTGGCTTGGTTACTGTTGAAAAAATTTCATCGACGATCCTTGGATCAGTCGGTAATCGCTTGTGCAGCATTTTAGGGTGGGATTGGTGTTGGTTAAAGGAACTATAAACACTGGACGACTCACCTGATAACACAATAAATACTCCATTAGAAAACATTATGCTTTCTAATCTTTATATTATAGATTATTTTAGTTTTTTAGTAATTTGTACCTTGCGGGAAGTTCCAATCTTTGATAGTAAATCCTGAAGGCTGCGGATCAACCTCTGGCATTTGTCCGGAAACAACGTTATAAGTATTTCCATCTTTATCGACCATGGAGAAATTTTGCATGACAATAAATTGAGTCGGAATATTAACTAATCTTTGTAACATTGGACTCATCATAGGTGCTTGAAAATTAAAAGGAGGTACGTCCATGTATCCCAAACCGTAATAAGCTAATCTTTCAAAAGCTTTCTCTTGTCCTTTTCTTGTTTTTTCTATAATTCTATTTTCCCATTCACTCATTAATCCAACATCTACGGGGAAATCAGATGGTTCTACCGGGAATTCTCCATCTTGATATTTCATTGCGTAAATATGTTTGCAATAAGTATATTGATCTAATGTGTATGTCCAAAAATCAGAAATTTCTGTAATAGCTAAACCACTTTGTGTGTAGTCTGTAAATTTAGACAAACCTTCTGCTATGCCACTGGGATTTGGATTATCTCCAAAACCCCTTATATACATCTTTCCAAAATCTTCAAATACACCTGGACGATCACGATACAAAGTTTTCGGATCTCTTATATCTTTTCCTGATTCAGAAAAAGTTACACCACGCAATGAATATTCATTGCTTTCACCACTTGGATAAACAATAGTCATTAAACGATTGTTTAATGCATTGGCTGTAATTTGTTGTTGTGCAGAGTTAAGTATTTCTCCTCTTAAACGCATCTCTTCATATCGACCAGGCTTAACAGTTGCACATTTATTTTTTGGAAACTTCTTGCCTTTGCGTAAACCAAGGGAAGATAAATAGGCGTAATTACGTCTAGTAAAATCTTGGCAACTACAGCAATATCTAGCACCTGTTTGAAAAAACCTTCCAGACTCTGGTGGTATACGAGAAGGTGTTACAAGCACACCGTCTTCTGTTGATTGGACAGAACCTAATTTTGAAAGTTTTAAAATACCTTGGTTTTGATCAACATCAGCTAAGACAGCTTGCATAAAGCCATAACGTTTTGCAGTTGCTGGATCTCTTGTATCTGAATCAATGGGTGTACCTGATACAGTAAGTATTTTATCTTCTAAGATGTCACCGTTAATTGGTTTAATCCCATTACCAGGGAAAAATTCAACATATAAAGGAGGAGGAACAGGAGCACTGACTCCTGAAACACGAAAAGAACTAAAAGTACCGCTTAATTGTACATACCAAAAATTTTCATTGTCTTGTCCGCTGCCTAAGAAAAGCTGTGTTGGTGGCGCTTCACCTGAGATAGCTAAGCGAACATTTTGTTCATCTGTTAAATTATCTAGTCTTAAATTACCAGGATCAATTCGACCTGCCCAGTGCATGCCGTATTCTTTATTTTCAGTTAAAAAACCTTGAACAACACCACTAACCTCTGGTTCTCTGTTTCCAATAATTGTTAATCCATCTAAAGGAATTAGGTATTTAAAAGGATAATAAAAAGGACGTTCAACACCATTCGAAGTCGCTAATTCCCATCCTCGTCGCCAACGTGTCCAGGTCGATTCCCTATTACTGGTGTAGAGAGAGTCTGGAATACTGCCTCCAAACTCTCCCTTAATTGGTTTAACTTTATAATTAGCAATATCTGGACCCTCTGCTTTAGAAAAGGAAGACCCTGAAAATGAATTTCCTTTTGGTCTTCTTCCAGCCATCAATAAAATCCGCCTTGTGCAACAATATGTGCGCCGGGAATAAATCCGGAGGTAGTGTTATATACTCCTTTTTGCAATACTCCAACATAAAGACGATCACCTCGTTGCAGATTAATTGCACGGGCTTTGAGCGGCGTACCTGAACCAAGGCCAGCTGTATTACCTTGTTGTGGTACTGGTACTGAGAGTTCAGGCATTACATCTGAGCAATCAATTGAGGTTTCACCAACAGCAAGATTTTTTGCAAACAAAATATTGTAGTCACCATCAGCGGGAATAGGCACAGTGGTGCCACGGGTGTGATAGACAACAAAAGTAACAGCAGGCAAAACACCTGATTCAACTGAACTACGGGTAAAGGAACCTGTTACGGTGTAATCAAAAGCAGTATTAACACCAGCTGTTGGAGTTCCTGTATAAGTGTAGTAACCAACACCAGAAGGAATGTTGCCAGTAATAACACCGCTATTTTCTACATATACTGTTTGTCCACTGACTAATCCAACGGTTGTTCCGGAAGTGCCAGTACTAACAATATAATCAGGATCAACAGTATAGTTAGTGTCATTTCTCGTAATTCGAATTGAATCAATAATGCCACCGCTGTTGTTATCAGAAGACAACGCAGCATCCATGTCGACAAGAATACCGGGGCTTTGACCACCCTGGACATTTAAGTCTGTGGCTGTGCCAACGATTTGATTTGTGATACGAACCCTAGAAATTAACGGGCGATCAACAAATACAGGTTGTTTATTCGTATTAGTTGCTGACATTGCAAGTAAACTTTTTATTTATTCTAATCCAATCAGTAAAAAAGATTAGACAGGCTTGTTGGCATTTGTGGCAGTTGTGGATTCATTAATCCCTGAGTCATGTCTTGTTGTATTAGACGTTGAACAAGGCTGGGTTGACTAAGCATTTGCCCTAAGTATTGTTGAAGATAATTTTGACTAGCTTTCTTTTTAGAATCAGACTTATCAGTAGTAGTGGTATCAGTAGTAGGTTGTTCGGACTTTGGTTTGGATGTTGGCTGTTGAGCTGCACTAAAGTTATCTGATTGCCCTAGACGTTGTTGAGCAACTTTGTACAAATTTCCACCAGGGAGTAAAGAAGTTGTTGCTTTACGAACTGTGGTACCAAAAGAGTCTGGAGCATCAATATTGGCATAAGGATTACCACCCAAAATAGTGGCATACGCCTGTTGAGCAGACATTCCTGTTTCAAATCCTCGTCCACGTAACCACTTCTCAGCATATGGAAGTTGTTCCGCTAATGTATAGCTTCCAATTTTACTTGGGTCTAAACCGGCTTCTTTACGTTCTGGTCCACCAAACTGAATAGCACCGTAGTATTTACCTCCTGCACCACCCCAAATGTTGGGGTTCATTCCTGATTCTTTTTGTAAAATCGCACCAAAAGAATAAGGATCGAGGCCAAGATTACTAGCTGTTGAACGAATAGCTGCTAGATCTTCTTTTGTAAGTACGTATTTAGATGACATCAAGGCCTCCCTTGCTGACGAAGCAAGCGAAGTTGTTCAGCAACTTCAGGAGTAAGTAAAGGCTCAGCTGCATTGGTTGCATCAGCTAGTGCAGTAGCAGCATCCACTTCATTCATAGAATTAGGCTTCTGAATACCACGTTCTTCAATAAAAGCTTCCAGGGATTGAGGATAACGATCCGGGAAAGTCCTTGCCATTAAAGGATTAAAGGAAGTCTGATTATTTAATGTCGGGAAAAGCCTTTGATTAATAGCAGTACCTAAATTCTGGACTGCTTTACGTTCTTCTTGTGTTCCAGCAGCTGTACGTCCTTGGCCGTAAACCGCAAGGTTGTAGGCGTAAGGATCCATCATTGCTGGAGTTTCTTCAGGAGACGGAGGAAGATTAGTTGCAGGGGGAAGAGTTGGAGAATTGTTTGAATTACCGTCACCAGCACCTGTATTTCTAGCCTGGATGGCTGAGCGGAAACTTCCCATATTACCTGCACTTGAAACACTGGGCAGAGTAACGCCTTCATCGTATGCTGCCAGGTTGGTATTGACAGAAGGAGGCAAGTTCATTAAACCGCTATTACCAACTGTTGCTTTTTGAGTACCAGCTGCAATACGTTCTTTTGTTAATCTGTCAGCTAAAGCTTGTTGTTGTGGAGTAAGTTTAATATCTTTCATTGTCCCATCTGCAACACTGGGAGTCATGACTCCATCGCCAAGTGCAAACAGTCCTGCAGCTCCTGCTAAATAAGGCAGAGGTGCTATCAAAGAACCTTCAAGAACAGCTCCTCCTACATTGCCTTGTCTTAATTGATTAGCAGCGCCCAAGATACCAAGTCCTTGAATACCTCTTCCTAAAAGATTACCTCCAGCTTGTGGTGGCATTCCTTTACCAGTTACTGTGTATCGCCCTGGAGCAGAAACATTTACAGGCTGACCACCTTTAGGAATAACAGGAACACGCGTTGTACCTGAACCAGCTTTCTTGGCAAAATCTTTACTTGCTTTCTGTAAAATCTGTTGTCTGACTGGTCCTGCAAAAGGAGCTGCAGCCGCGTCGTCTAAAGCACCCAATGCACCCGTTGGGACATTCTGAAAACCTGCACCTCTAAATTGTGGAGGTAAGACACGTCCAAGAGTATCTGAAGCGCCCTGAGCTAAACCTTGATATGTCTTAGGATTAGTTGCAGTATCTAATAAAGAAGCAGGCGCAAAACGTCGTTGTGGAATAAGACGTTTTCCTCCCTGATAAGCACCTTGAATTATGGTTTTTAGTAAAGACATGATCAGCGATACGTAGTGTGGAGGTAGATATTTGCGCCAACAGCAGTGTCAGCAGGTCCAGGTAAAGCCTGAATAAATTCAGCTCCAGATCGCTCATATCGATAACGCGCCTGGAAAGGATCCTTGTAATTAGGAACATAAAGAATCTGTGCAAGACGGTTCGTCTCATACAGATAAACTTCGTCCCATAATTTTAAGGCATCTTTAACATTGCTGGAACGAATCGTACGATCAACGTCACCAATAATGCCTTCAACTCGGGTACTTGGTGGAGTGAAGTTGTCATCAAAAGACGCAAGCTGTGTTTTCTTTTCAGCAGAATCACAACGCCCAATTTGATAAACAATCTTGTCATGAAACACTGAATCAGGAACTGAATTCAATGCTTCTTCTAAGCGGGCATAATCACCTGCTGGAACACTAACAACGTAGTATCCCAAGTGATATCTAATGCGACTTTTATTAAAATCAGATAACTGCACAGCATACCGTCATTATTTGTTCATTATAATCTGTGCAAATAAAGAAGCCCCGTAGGGCTTTACACACGAATTAAATCAGCTGCAAAAACTGAATCCCAATCAACTCGCGGAATCTGACGTAACTGTTCAAGACTGTTAAATCTTTCACCTGACAATGAAGATTGCATATCTTTAATATCTTTTGCAGTTTTCATACCAACTCCTTTGATATGATCAGCAATCATTTGTGCGGTTGCCGTATTAATATTCAACCTAGTTTCTTGTGGAAACTTTCGGGGCTCATCACCTTTTGCTGCATCTTTTACTTGAAGAGTTTTAACTTTCTTTGTGGCTTCTTTATCCTCTTCCAGTTCTGTTTTATAAACAGTAAAAATGCGACCGTCCTGGTCTTCGACCATGAACCAATCGCCATCATCCCATTCGGATACAACTTTTAAACGCACTCCTGTTTTTTTATGTTTAAAGAGCATAGGGACCAGATTTAACCTGGTCCCATATTACTCTATTTAGCTATCAATAACCAAAATAGTTAAAGATGCTATCAGGAAGCGATCTTATAAGGAAGATACTGTTCAATATCATCATACTCAACGGCAACATCCTGACGGATGAAGCACACTTCGCAGAGGATATAGCCGGTACGACCAGCTGCTTTATCAGCATCGGAGATTGCCCAACCACCGTTGGTGCTGGTTGAGTTAGTAGCCGCCTTGGAGTAAACACGGAAGGTTTGGTTGGCGGTGTACTCGCTGTATTGAACACCTGAGGTCAAAGGAGTAGCACCCAGGCCGCCAGTACCAGCTGCAATGTTATTAGAAGCGGCAGTGACGTTAGCGCCGTGGGGAACACCAGAGAAGCTAACAGGAGCACTAGAAGTACCAGGACCAAAACCAATCACCTGAGTAGCACCAGAGGTAGTCAAACCATCTGCTGCAACACGACCATCACCCCAGCCAGAGGCTACGGACACAGCTGTGCGGTAGACGTAAGCAGGACGAGTAGTGTCTGCAGTAACAACCATCCCGGTGATGTTCACACGGGTATCGTCGTTTTTGTAAGGTGAAGGAATTTGAACTTCAGCGGTGGTAGTGTAACCGTCACCAGTGGAAGTGGTAACGGGAACATAGCCACGCAGCTGATAGAACTGCCAGCCAGGATTGGCTAAAACAGAAGTAGGGCCTCCGGTGGAGGCATCGTTGCTAGAGTCACCCGTTGTATCGATATTCTGATACCACCCATTAAGGGGCTCAGTCATATCGCCAGGGTAAATCTTTTTAGCGGATAAGTATGCCATTAACTTTTCTCGTTTTAAAGGTTGACTTTTTTATAATGATCAGATGTCGCCGTCATCAGACACGAAGCTGAATGCATTGGTGATGAAGTCTTTGTTCAGAACTTCGAAGCCAGCATAAAGTTGCCAGATAAGAATAATAAAGCGGCTGAAATCATCGTTGTTGTTGATCAGAACTTGAGCGTTCGGACCACCAATACCAACACCAATTGACTGAGGACCGAAGAAGTAACCTTGGGCAACTTCTTCAGAAGCGTAAGCACTACCACCGTCGAAAGAAGCAGTAACGTTCTTAGTCGGGAAGTTGGTGGACTCGAAGAATTTAACGCCTTCAAATTGCACGCCAGTCGGCATCACAGGCTCACCAGCCAGGAAGTAACCTTGACCAGCTTGAGGACCCATGTAGAAACTGGTGTTGTTAGGCATCATGGGGTTAGCCATGTACATGCCTTGACCAGCATTGCCGCTGTCACG